ACTCCAGGCCAAAAAGGGCATTAAGCCCCGGCAGGAGTTCTTTAAGCATTTGCGCTCTTGAGATAGCCATTGCTATTTACTCCTTATATGCCTGTAACGTTGGTTAACTGATGTCCCGCACAAAAGCGGAAAATTCCATCAGTGTAGGAATCACCAACCGAACTTGAAGGGCCATCGTAAAAATCGACAAGCCTTAAAGGAAACGTGTTGGTAGTGGCGACTGTAGAAGCATCACAAGCATTCTTGCTTCGACCAATCGTGGTGGAACCCGCTGTTTGAATAACAGAAAAGTTCGCGCCAAGTCCGGTCTGAGCAATAGTTGCGTCACCCTGCATCCTGAAAAGAACATCAGGATCAATCAAAACATATCCCGCCGCATCGGAAGCCGAGGTATCGGCAGGCCAAGTTTGGCTGAATGTCATTTGACTGGAGTTAGGATCTGTGTACTTACAGCCCATGAAAATACCTATGGAGGTGAGTGCAGAAGTTCCAGCGTCTTTCTCAATCGTTCCCGCTGTAACCAACTTCACAAAGTCTCCATAGAATATTGCGGTGTCATACGCCGAGGCAATCTTGATGTGAATAACTTTTCCAGAAAAGGAACCGCTGCTCGAACAAGTGCCAACTGGCTCTGCACCATTTGGAGTTGCGCTTGTAGCCATTTTGAATTTCTCCTAATGCTACTGTTGAAGAAAAAAAGGCTATCTCTAAATAGAGAGTCAGCCTTTACCAAAGGTTGTGCGCGTACTTTTCTCCGGTCTCAGTAGTGGCATACGCGGATCGTTCTCTCTCATGTAGTTACTGTCCACGGACTCCATCTGCTGTCTTGCTACTTCCTGATAATGCTTTGTGCGCGAAGCCATCTTTTCTGCTGGCGCTTTACACAAAAGCAATCCGCCCTGCTCGATATTACCCACAAATTGAGAGTTGATATCGGACAAAGTATGAAGTTCAGGATGGTCTTCCGATTTAACAGGAGTCCACCCATCCCTAAATTTCTTTGAGACATTTGGATTATCCGACTGACCCATAATACTGGTTCTTATCCATCGGAAAACCCATCCGTCCTGCGGATCTGGGGTTGGCAAAACTGAAGAAGGAATCCAAGAATCATCTTCTCGGGCAGTGTCTTCACGAGAGTCGTGAGACCAAGGTGTGCGCTCATCAGCCATTTGGCATCTCCTTGATAACCTGGTTGGCGTATTGTTCATTGGTTAACCCAAGACGTTTAGCGAGTGCGACTTGGGAAGGCTTTAACTTCACTTTGCGGGGTTTAGCTCCATTATTTCTTGAAGATGGAGCGACCACCGAAGAGGCTCGCCTGGTCGTCGAAGGCGCGGTTTGCCCATCACCGCTCGGATCTTCCGATCCGTTTTCCGACCAAGCGTAATCATTAAATCGTCCTCGCATACCGTCGTCAATGTACTCAAAATATTGATCCGAGTTAGGCGAAAGACCGTTATCCTGTATGGCTTCCTCATGGAGAGCATAGGCATAAGCGGTCATCCCCTTATGGCCTTTATCCCCAAACCAAGAATTTTTCTCCCCCCATTCCGATGCCTTCGGGTCAGGCTCGGAAACCTGGGAAGCAGCCTGCTGCTGTTCATAAGCAGCTTTCTGTTGCTGGTAGACCGCCTGCTGCTGCTGATAAACAGCCTGCTGTTGTTGATGATAGGCGGTCTGTTTATCGGCCTCTGTTAGCGGTGGCGGCAAGCGACTCTCATGTCGTTGCGCTTCCTGTAACTCAGACTGAGCCTGAATCATCTGCTCTTGAGAGGAGACAATATTATCTGTGTTGCCTTCCTCATAAGCCTTGCGATATTCAGACTTAGCCTTATCTGCCGCTAACTGAGCCTTCTCTTTTATCTGTGAAACCAAGGCAGTCTCGCCCCGGTTAATAAGAGACTCATACTCTTTATTTTTTGCAGCAAGTTGTTGGTTTTGCTGGTTTAGCTGCTGGGCAGCTTTAACAGCCTCATCTGCAAGGCGTTCAGCTTCCCTTCGCTCGAAGGTTGCCTTATCAATACGCTTTCTAACCTTCTTGCTGTACCCATCCAATTCATCGTCTGCCGCACCATCATCGGTGGCCTTCTTAGCTGAAGGAGGGTTCTCATCAGCGATTTCAAAGTTAAGGTCAGTTTGCTCAGTAGCTTCCTGATCGGACTTTTTGGCAATTTGCGTCTTGACACCAAAGAACCTGTCTTCAGCCGACGTTGATGCAGCCGTGGATTCTGCCGTATCCATGCTGTTTTCTGCTTCACTCATACCTTTACAATCCCCCTAGGATCTTCGACCACAGCCTCAACGCTGTCATCGTTGATTAAACGGAACTCCTTACCATGAACAGAGAAGCGTGTGCCTGAATAAGAGCGCATCACGACCCAATCGCCCTTCTTGCAGAAGGGACCAGTTGGGAATCGACCCAGATTAGCGTAGGCGTCTGGACCCATGTCCAAAACGAAACCGACAATACTGCCAACTTCTTCGTTGTGCATTGTTTGCCTAGCTTTAATAATGCCGCCATCTGTTTTCTCGTCAGGTTCAGGTAAGGCAATCAGTATCTTGTAGCCTTTCGGCTTAGGCATCTGACTGGCTTTGCGAGCATTAGATTCGTCAATTTGAATTTCTTCAATCTTCTCATCTGGCTCGTTGTCTACTACTGCTGCTAATGACTTAGCCATTAGTTACTTCCTTGCACTGGAAATGGGTGTCCAGAATCACCTGCGCCGCCTTGTACGACGTTGTTAGACATCCTCAATCTTCTTTTTAAGATCAAGCAATTCTCTTTCCGCCATTGCGAGTCCTTCGATAACGCCGCAACAGCGCGTATATTCTGGGAAATCCTTACAGCTACCTGTACTTAAATGATCGCTCATAGAATTCATCAAACCTCGTATCTGATCCCGCAAAAAATTTAGTTCATCCATCAGAGTTATTTACCCATCAGGTCTTTTGCGATTTCTTTTCCTAATTTAGCACCTTCAACCTGCTCTTTACTAGCAATTCTTTTAGATTCAAGTTGTTCCCGACTATTATCGGCTGCAATTCTAGCACCCAACTTAGCTCTTTCAAGCCGCTCCTGCTGAGATAACTTCTCTCTCTCAAGCGATGACTTGTCTGCGGCCTTCTGTAGATCGGCTTGAATCTTAGCCATATCGGACTGCGCCTTTGCCTGAGCTTGGGCTTGCTTGATCTGCAATTCCTGCTGCTGCATCTGGATAATCGGATCTTCCGCCTCTTCCATCTTCTTCTTCATCTGGGCTTCTTGCTGATCTTTTCCAGTTAATTGCGCAGCCGCTGGCGCTACCAAGCGAGATAACCTGAGTTCGATGTCTTCTGGAAGGGCATCTCCAGCAGCCGGAAGCTCAACGCCAAGTTCTTTCTCAATCTTCGCTCTATAGGCAAAAGCAACGTGTTCTGAGATATGAGCAGACATTGCCGCCTCTGATGCCTTGGCGGTAGGACTTTGAGACAAAATCTCCATGACCTTGGGGTCTTGGATCAATGAAACATGCGTCTGTATATGCGCTTCGTGGTCTTGATAGATGAAGGCTTTGACCGGCTCTCCATTGATAATGTTCATATTCTCGGTCACTGGATCGGCAATCTCGATCTCATCCTCAAGAGGCACAATCTTGTCTGCCTCTCTGATTCCCAGCACTTCCAGCATTTGCCGGTGCAATAGCGGCATGTCATACATCTGCGGCGCTTGAGCAGCCAACTGAAGTGCAGCCTGATACTGCATAATTCGCTGCGCCATCGTGCCTGCGTTGGGATCACTGACCGGAATGATGTCCACGCGATCATCGAAGTCTTCACTCGTTAACTCGTTTCCCACAACATCGTAGGGATAATCGGAAGGGCCGAAATCACGAACTATTCCAGATAGAATCCTTAACTCTTTACGCATCGAGGCATGAAGTCGCGCTTGCACCGCGCTCATCACCTTCATCGAGCGTTCAAGAATGGCTAAAGTTGTGCCGACGGGCGCTTCGGCGTTCATATCCGCCGCTTTTACGTCACCGGCAGAGGCAAAACGCCTACCCTCAGTGACAATATCGCCCAAAAGCTGATATAGGACGTTTGAAGGCTCTTTGTAGGGCAAAAACGTGATGTTGTCGCGGATTGCGCCGCCAGGAACGTCCACATCGCGGAATTCACCCGGCATAATCGGCGTATCGTCGCCCTTGATGCGTAATCCACGGGCTTTTAACCCACCCGGTAGATTTGAGAGGGTTCCAGCGTCTACTAACTGGCGTAAAACGCTAGTTGCAGACTTCGCCAGCCCACCAATCATGTGAATCAGGCCAAATCCATAGAATCCAAGACCCGGAAGGTACTGATAATGGACGAAATGTTCCCGCTTCATCCTCATCGGGTCGTTCTCGTACCAGTTCCTGCGGATCGACAGGACTTTTCTCGAAGATTTGTCGATACTGACTACATAAGGTAGGGCAATTCCAGTGGGTTCGCCGTTCTCTTCATCCTCAAACCCGACCAAATCCATTTCTGCCTGTACTTCTAGGATGGTGTGGCGGTTATCGAAGTCATAATTAGACGAATCACCTGTTAATTGGTTGTATTTCCTCTCGATCTCCCCCGTGTCTGGGCTTGGAGCGGGTAAATCTATATCACTGTAGAAGCCAGATACCTGCAATTTACGCACCTCGTTGCTGGTGCGCTTCATAATGTGGGTGGCTCTCTCGCAAGTCATCAAATCGGCTGCGCCGTAGCTCACCACGAAGTCTTCTGCCGGAACAAACATCGAGCAAGGTCGCCCCATGTTGGGATCGTAGTAAACTTTCCTAAAGGCAGATCCAGCCAAGGGCAGCGAGAAGAGCATTTTCTCTGTCTCGCCACGGTATTCGGTCATCTTTTCGGTTAGCAGGTAATTCAAATAATCTCGTACCCGTCCTGCTTGCTTTTCTTTTTCGCTGGTGACGTTACCAATTATCGAGGTTTTGACAGGGCCAGATGCTGGGAATATCTCTTGAATTGCCTGCGCCTGAAAACGGATAACCGCTTCGGTTAGTACCGGATGAAACACCCCGCAAGCACCATCCCAAGGTTCTGTGCGGTCTTCGTTCTTTAGGCCGAGAAGATCGAGTCCATTGATATAGGTCTCTTCCCAGTCAGATCGTGAATCTCTATCTGCCTCAAATGCGCTTACCAAGTCGGAGGCAATGGAGTGCAGATCATTATCTTCAATAAGATCAGCTAGGTTTTCATTATGGTCAGAATCACCGGGCATCATCCCGTTGGGGTCGAAATCTATAATGACGCCGCCATCAGGTGTTTCTACTGATACCGATTCTGGATTGACGATATCTATTTCCAGACCTGCATTAGCCTGTGATTGCACAAAGGGGTCTTGCCCCATTGGGCGTTCTATCGCCATCTAGCCGTTTTTCCCGAAATACTGCGGACGGGCTGCGCCGCTTCCACGGGCTACAGTCCTGCCACCCTTGGACATCTTCTTGACCTTCCCACCTTTCTTATATTTTATCTCGGCAAGACCGGGTTTTGTTTTGGTGCTGTCATAGTAACTTGGCATTAGATTCTCCTAACCCATAAAAACTTTTTTCCCATTCCTTGTGCCGTTTTATAGGCTCTCTGAAGTAAGGAACAAGTCTTGCGCTCTTTAATATCAGCCAGTTTATCCAATTCCACGGCTTAGGCAAAGGACGCATATAGTCAAGAAATAACACAACTCTATTATTATTGCTCAAATTTACAGCAAAATGCTCA